CAACAAACAGCAAGCGGCAGCTTTAAGGGAAATTGCAGATTTTGAGGAGAATCCGATTGCTTTGATGCTTTCTCCCGAGCTTCAGGTTCAAACAGGCAGAGCGATCAACAGAGTTACGGCAAGAAGAATTAGGAATAACTTAGCGGTAAATGACAGCAAGTCCGGGCAAGCAGACCTTACGGCGCAAGTGAAGAACATACTACTTCCAGCACTTGAGGCATTTGACAGATCTTCCGCATCGGAAGGTTTCGAGATGGAAGCCATAATGGAAATAGCTCCCGGAAAAACCATGGGGAATTCCATCGGCAGAATTGTCGAGCAGGATGGTTTTGTTTCTGGGGTTGTATCTAGAAGCAACGCCGTGATTCCAGCGGTCTCAAGGGCAGACAAAAAGAACGAAGCAACCTTAAAGAATAGAGTGCGAGTAATTATTCGAGTTCGAGAAGGGGATAGGGGAATATTTCCTGGTCAGCAAGATTCCGGTGCTCAGAATTTTGTCATGCCTCCGGGTTCCTTTAGGATAATCGGTCGCTCTGATGACGGATCGCTAATAGTCGAAGCTGCTCGCCAGATGGATACGGTCGAGGTCGCCGACAGATTTGTTCAAACGCTCACTGAAGGATACGATCGAGGATCTGCTCGCATAGTAGATGACAAAATATGGCGTGACGGCGCAGTAAGAAAAATAAGACCAGTGATAGATCAAGCAATCCTTGACATGCGCTCAAGTGGTCGGGTAGTAGGCCCTAGTTCAGATGACAACTCATCAATAGGAGAAACAAACTCACGCATAAATGGGGACCTGGCTGACCTTGATGGATATTTTGGCGAGGGGATACTGGCCGATGACGGAAGGTTTTCCAGCGGAGCAGTCAGGGACGACGTTTTAGGGTCAAGAGAGAGTCGGCAACAAAGAACACGACGAAGAACTAAACAAATTTCCTCTGACGTAAACGAACTAAGATCGGTCTTGGCTGGAAGAGGGTCTAAGAAATATCCAGAATTGTCTGCTGATTCGATAAGCCCTGACGTGAGGGATATGCTACTTTCTCTTTCTACGGCTGAACTGCAGACGAAGCTTGATGAAATTGGATACAGATTTCACTCCGGACTAGATAGACGGGTGCGCGTAAGAATGCGCGAAGCTGATCTTGAGGAATTCTCTAGATCGGGTAAATTTAGATCAAACATGTCCGCCCCCGGAGGAAGTCAAATACCTGGAGGAAGAAGAGTTGAAAGACTCGCCGCGATGGGTTCATCGGAAAGATCTGCTCGCTTTAGTTCGGGAGCAATTCAAGATTCGGCTTCGCTGTTAGAGCGTCGTGAAATCGAGAAAAAGACAGCTGCTGAAGCGTTAACGATTTTTGATGAAATTATAAATAGTGGTAAAAATGTCGACGACATGACAGAAGGTGAATTGACCAACCTTTTCCAGGGAAGAGTCAAGCGCACAGACAGGCTCGCCATAAGCGAACGAATTGAATTTGTATACGAGGCAGACAACGTTCAAAGCGCACTTGCTCTGATGATGGCTGGACATCACGTTGCCGTTAGATACGAAGATCAAACTTTAACTAAGCAGTCTCAATCTCAATTTGAAAAATTAATAAAAGAAGGAGCCTCTGCCAAGATAGAAGCAGAGCACCCTGATTGGCTTAAATTTAAGCAGGAATTTGCTAAATCCAATCCACAGATGGATATTGGAAACGACAAAGATCTAAAAGAAGCAAAAAGACAATACATTGAAAAATGGACAGCAGACCTTTGCAAGTTGTACAACCCAGAAAAAAATCTATTATGTTCTGGGCATATTGGTATTTTGCGTGAAAAAATGCCTCAGCTGAATGGTCGAACATTTGGAAACGAGTCTCTAGCTATAAAAATGCTCGTATCTGGCCAAGCAAAAGGAAAATGGGCATATGCAGGTAAAAAGCTAAAAGATATAACAAAATTGTTGCCAGAGCAGTCCAATACCGAAAACAGTGAACAATATCTTTCTCGCCTGCGCTCTGAAGGAATAGATCCGGAGATCATTAACGATTACATAAATGCTACTAGATATGACAGACTTTCCAAAATGCACCCATCAAAAGGGGGGCCGCAGGAACCGCTAGGCGAAGAAGATAAAGCATGGTTTTATCAGAATACAAACTGGCAAGATACAGAAGTTGACCTTGAATCTGAATTTATGGATTTTCTAGAAGATGTTATTAAACAACCAGACGGAGGAAACGCAGTTAGAAGAAAAGAAGTAGTTCCTTCTAGCTATGCTCCGTCGCAGTCCCAGTTGGTGGCATCAAAAGTTGACGAAATAAATGAAGCAATTTTATCGGACTCACTAAACGTTGTCGCCAGTATGGAGAAAGATGGATTCCAAAGGGGGACTCCAGAATTTAGAGAAGAATACATTAAGAGAATATTTGAAGAAGATGACAATGGAGCCCGTAAGCATTGGTGGACTGGCGCTATCCTCGCGACCAATGATGGTTTCATTCTTGACGGCCATCACAGGTGGGCAGCCTACACCGTAGCGAACCGTACCCTGGATGAAGACATGCAAATACCATTGCGAGTTAACGAAGTCCAGACTGACATAATTCAAGGGCTAACCCTTGGAAAAGTATTTCAAGATGTATTTGGAATAAAAGAAGCTCGTCTTGGTGTGGAAAATCCATGGGTTAAAGGAGAAGTAGCTCCAGCTACCCCTGAAGAAGTAGCGATGGTTAAGGCAAACCTTGACGAAACAGTCGGAGAGCGCATTGATGAATTGTACGACAGTGGAGACTTCATACAGCTTGGATCAGTTGGTCTTAAGAATAACCCAGATTACGCTGAAGCAGCAAGAAACAGACAGAGACTTGCCGCGGAGAGAAGGCCAGGCCCAGCTGCCCGAGCAAGACAGCGCGAAATCGAAGAAGCATTAGAATTTGAATCTAGGGACTCCGCTAATTCATTTAGTTCGGGCCGTACAACATCTATCACTAGCGCTCAAAGAATCAGAAAGTCAGAAGCAATAGTTGATGCTGCAATTTCTCGAACAAATGTAGACAAAAAAACAAAAGAATCAATAAAATTTGCACTTGGATTAATCGACGGATCCTCTGAAAGGCGACTACCAAGGGAAAGCATTGAGCAGATAGGGGCAGAAATTGCAAGGCGCTCAGGCAATGACATTGCAAAACTTGCCTTACTGGAAATGGCCGACCGCGGGAAGATAAACAAGAACGATATAGCTGAGATACTCGGATCGATCGATTATTCTGCGGATCAAAATATTTTACCGGATCAAGCTCAATCAATAGAAAGAGCATTTAAATCTGCATTGAAGGCTCTGAAAGAGTCTACAGACAATGCCGCAAGCGAAGATATTGACACGGGAAGGACAGGAGGGCCAAGCAGGTTGGCCAAAGTACGACGTCAGATGAAGCGTGGTTCAGTAAGTGAAGAAAGAGACGTCATTTCTGGAAAAAACGTTGGCTTTGCCATCGATGGGATTACCAAAGAATATTACTCGCGCATAGGGCTTCCAGAAGAAATGAGCGATGAGATGTTACCAGTACCGGGATACGTAGTGCACAAATCTCACATTGATGCTAAAAAAAATAAAGTCAAGAAAAATGGCGTCGGTAATTCTTTGGCTAATGCCGTGTTTGAAGTAGGGGACGAAGATGAAATCGGCGACGGGCTCACGGCCTTAGGGGATATCGAGGTGGTCCTCAAACCACAGGTATCGAACAGAACAGCTTATTCGGTCGGAGATTCCTTGACGTCTGGGGCAAGACCTGTAAGGTTAAATTCAACCAACAGGGAAGATATATCAGACGCTATTCTTGGTTCTACAAACAAGAATTCTCCCTCAAGCAATGTTGAAACCATGTTGCATATGCTCGCCGCGGATAAATCTAATGACTTGTCGATCGTGAACGCGTCATTTGATGAAAAATCTAAAATGCTAACTCCAGATAGCAATACTCTTGACGCTACCGAGCGTAAGCAAATAGAAGCTATGGTCCTTGGTGGTTTTGATATGAGCGAAGTCGAACAAATAAACTTTCCTTACTCAAAAATATCCGAGATGGCAAGTAGTGAGAAGATTGAAGATGTGGTCAACCCTACGTCAATTGCCGAAAGATTGCGCAAAGCAGGGTTTTCCGACGAGGAGATACAGTATTTTTATTCTGTAAACCGAGAAGGCTCATTAAACACCGATGCAATGCGTCTCCTGAGAGAATACCGAACGGCAAATAAGATTAAAAAAGATCTCGGTGCAAAAGGATTCAGCAAAGTAAAGATTGCCCACCCCACAGGGATCGACATGGATGACCCTAGGTCTTTTTACAAGGGGGCCGATTCAGCAAACTCAATAGAATCCCTTCTTGCGGAAAGAATACTAAACGAGATAACCCAGCAAGCAAAAACAATGATTAAAACAATGAGGGATGGCAAAACTCCATCTCTGGTTGGCAAAAAAGGAGGCCTCTTGTGAAGGCTGTACTTGTGGGCTCTATTCATAATGACAAGTTGTATTACATAACAGACGCTGGCCCTGGAGAAAAAGATGGAATTATAGAAAGACAAAATGGGTCTTCGATTAAAGTGAACTTCATATCAACAACATCAAAAGTTTCTGGTCTCAAAAAATTTAGAACGACTCGGTTTCATCGCTTTCTATGGGATAAACCAAAGAACGTTGTCAATGGTTCTTGGTATAAGACTTTTGTAACAAAAGAAAAAGAAATTCCAGAAAAATCTTTAGAGCAAGCCGTAATCCTTACTTCAGTCGGAGAAGCTCGCAGTAAAATTAAAACGAAAGACGCAAGAGCTCTTCTTTTCCTTGCAAATAGTGACGATAAACTTGCTGCTACTTCTACATGCTGCGGAGAAATGCTAAAGTCAGTAGGCGGAACTTATTCTTTTGGGACACAAACTGAAAGAAAAGAAGCGTGGATGGCTATGAAGATTATGCGTAATCTGGAAGGTAAATAATAGATGTCAAACGTTAACGAAAAAGCTGACCCACTTGGCGGTATCTTGCCGCAAGAATTGGTCACTGGGGATATCCTGCGTGGATATGGCCCCCGACGAGGAAATCTGGAAAGACTCCTTCGTTACTGGCGTCCCATAATGAAAAAGCCAGGTGGCTTTACGAGATGCAGAGTCATACTTGCAAATCATCCAGAACTATACCCGCTAAGCAATATATGCGCGTGGCTACACCATGAAACGACTGGATTGTGGCCAAATGAAGGTTGCCACCATCCAGGAATGAAAAACTGCAAGAAGAAATTAAAAAAGTTGACAAACTGGACTGATTCTCAATTCTTATCTGCACTAGCTGGAAAAAAACCCAAAAACGTTATACGAGGATCAAAAAAATCCGACGACCAATATGAAGACATATTTTTTTATGACTTCATTGATCCCGATATTAAGTCTGAGAGTCAAGTAGTTACCGAAAGTGATATGAAAAATGCCATTGAAGTACTTGGCGAGTTTTGTGCGATGGAACAAAAATTTGTTAAATTTTTACAGGGGGACGAAAACTGGGAAATTGAAGGAGAAGAAATCGGCTCAAGCAAAAAAGTAGCTTTTCCTTATGATTCGACACTAGAGACAAAGGTTGACTGCTGTGGATGAAGAAGTTACTTATGTCATCCGGGTCGTTGTTTCAGACCTGGAGCAAAAAGAATTTACTGACTACATTCGTGGAGCTCCAGCAGAAACGCAGCAATTAGTTACGTATAAAGCTCTTTCCAGATTAAACGGAAACACTAGAAAAAAAACTTCCGTTTCTAAATATGGAGAAATAAAATTTAAGGCAAACGCTTTACGTCAAATTGGAAGTAGCATCTTAAGCTCAGCTATCCCTGGTGACTCAAGCCCTCTTAGATCCCCCGTGAGGTCGTCAATCTACCGAACTTTGACGCCTGGATTTGGCGGAGGCAGAAGAGGTGGGTCAAGACCTGGAGAGAACAGAGCTCATCGATGCCCCGAGGGCTATCAGTATGGCGGAAGATTTACAGATAATAGGTTTACAACTTGCGGAGCTCAACTTTTTGCGATCCCTTCAATTTTGGGAGCTGCAATTTCGGCAGTACGGAGAGCAGTTTCAGGTGTAGCCACCCCTACAATTACTGGGAGAATAGCAACTGGAGAGCAGGCTGATAGTTCCATAATTCAGTCCAGACAGGCTCAAATCCCAAGAGTTGGAAATGAAAACAGGCAAGTTTCATCCGCAAAAGCCAAAACTTTAACAAAAGAAATAGGATCTTTCCTTTCTCAGAGCTCGGAGCCGACAAGAAGAATGATACGGCGCGATGGCTTTGTTCTGGAGCCCGTTGTGGCCAATAACGTACTAAGAGCAATCCCCGACAATAGAGACATGGAGGGAGCAACCTTCATGATGGGCGTACTTGATTCTCCTTCAATAGGTTCTGAAGAGCTCGGCTTGCTTTCTAACACCGGCGTGCAGAAACTGCTCTATGTCCTTCCAGGAGGATCAACCCTAACTCTTGAAAAAGCAAGAAAACTTTCAGTTGGCGAAAGAAGAAAGCTCGGCAGAGTTGTGAACAGTTCAATGGAAGTCGATAATTCAAAAGACCCTTCTGCGCGACTAAAGAACGTTTCACAAGAACTCGAAGGAGCGATTGCTTTTTCCGAGAATATTATTGGAGTTTCCGACCCTAATAGTATCGGAAAGTCGGGAAAACCAAAATGGGCTTCCGCCTTGCTTTCAGGTAAAAAAATTAAAACTCCGAAGGCAAGCCAGGATGAAGAAGAAGATATTGACATTGGTCGTACCAGGAAAAAAATATCCAATATCGACAACGCGATACAGCACCTAGAAAATGGCGGAACGCTGTCAGACTTAGATCCGAAGATAATCGGCGATGTCCTTAGCAAAACGCAGGCTGTGAAGCGACAGAAAATAAATGAAACCATATCGATAATAGAGGATTCGGCTGGCAAGTATTTCGTGTACGAAAATCCTGCCAAATTTCAGCACATGGGAGAGATGTTTGCTTCCGACCTGCAGCGGTATCTTGGGTTGCCTGCTCCGGAAGTTCTGCCTATTGGCAAGCCAGGGGAAGTAAGACAATATATTCGACAAGACGTTGAAATGACATTCCCCGATGCAAAGTTTGACTCATCTAAAAAATTTACAGATCTAAGCCCAGAGGACGTAGCAAGAATAATGATCTCTGATTATCTAACTGATCAAAGATCTCGTCCATCTACTTCAATTTATCCAATAACAAGTGGACAGGAACTAAGGGCTGCACTTGCACAAAATACATCTTCCGGATTAGTCGATCTGTCTAAAGTGCAGATAACAGAGAGGATGAAAGCACGTCTTAGAGATTTCTACGAAGCTGAGCTAGTCCCAGCTTACAGTGATTATTACCAGCAATTAAAAGCTGATCAACGAGTTCTTTTTATCAAGTATATAAATCAATTAATAAGAAGAGCAAGAACTTATAATCCAAGGAATTCGTTCTCTGGCTCTAAAAATTACGGAATGTCAACTGGGGAAAAAATACATCTAAATATCATTACTAAGTTGTTTGAAAGCCGTTTGGACTCTTTGAGCTCGCAAAAAAATGATATTCGAACAATATTGATGGGTGGTAGGTAATGGAAATATCAATAATAAAAGATCTGCTAAGAGGAACGCCTCACGTAGTGGTTGCAAGAACAGGCGACTCGATTCTTGCAAAGTCAGTAACGGAGTTTGGGGCAGGCATAGCTATGGCGATCCAAACAAATGGCAAAATAAACCATAAAGGCCTGCCTGATGGGTTTGGAGCAACCGACTTCAAGCACGTGAGTGACAACATTGCAAATATGGTTTTAGAAACATACGTCGACCCGGAAATTGAAAGAATTAAGTTAATAAATAAAGCAAGTTCTTCACAAACTGCAAAATCACACAATGAGCGAAACGTTATTATGCGTTCTAGGTTGCGCATGTCTTCGTCTGCCGTCCCCATCAGACTTGCCAATAGCGTTGATTCAAAATTGAACCTGATTGACTACAAAGCGTCAAAATTTGTAACAACCAGCAGCCTCGGAAGCGTAGTTGCCACTTTAAATAGCAACAAGATCTCTTTTGACTCAAATAAAAACATCCTCGTTGCCAAAAAAGACGATCCAATGTCAAATGCGATCATAGATCGCGTCATACGGCTGACTGGGGCTGGGACAGTAAGAAGATTTATGCAACGAAAGTCAATTACGGTCCAAGACAGCACTTCAAACGTAAATAGAAGAGCAAATAGAAGAGCAAACTCACTTACGGCAGTTGACGATGAAAGCTCATCAACAAAACAATTTTCTCACAAGTTTAAAGAATCATTAAAATCGCGTCTTCATTAAGGATAGGCAATGGCAAAAGAAAAATCAGAATTAACCAAAAAAGCTGAAGCTCTAAAAGTTGCTGCGCAAATTGGGTGCTCTGGGGCGCACAAGTCTTCAGATGGGGAATGGATGCCATGCTCGTCAATGGATGAGCTAAATAGAATTTCCGAGACAGCCGAAACCGGTAAATGGAGGTCGGTTGTCCCTGGCTATAAAAAAAGTGAAGACAAAAGCAGAAGCAAAGGAAAGCGAAAAAAAAGACCTAAAGATTGGGAGAACCTTACCGAAAAACCAATCATGGGGATTGTCTCTATAGATAGTGGTCTAGTGTCCGGTAATCTTTTTGGGGCAAAAGAAGTGAACCCCTGCTGGGATGGGTATGTCATGCAGGGTATGAAAAAAGGCAAAAAGGGAAAACTTGTCCCCAATTGTGTTCCAATAAAAACTAAATCTGCAGTAGGCCCTGAATTTGTTAGGGAATCAGATTCTGATGTTTTCCTCGATCCGGAATCAGCTCGTGCGCGGTCAAGGCAAATTGGCTGTATTGGAATTAGTAGGCGAGTAAGCAAAAATGGCAGAGCGGTCTGGATGCCATGCACAAACATGACGGACTATGCAAATAGGGTCGGGACAACATCGTTAGGCCGCAGAAATATTGAAAAAAATAAAAAAAGAGAAATGGAAAGAGCAACTAGAACAGTTGTTGCAGACCTTGATTCAAGACGTCCGAAGAGGAAAGTTGCCCTAATAGAACAACTCAAAAATAAGTAATTCATTTACTATTTACACACTTTAATTGCAAAATATAATTAGTTGCAATAGAGGTAGTGAATAATCTGTTATTTTTGATTATTACTAGGGCTGGGTGCTTACCTAAGCCGAGCAAAGAAAAGCATCATAAAACCAACCCTTCAACAAACAGGAGTCAATATGTCGCAAGACAATGGAAGAATTGATGAGCTGCAATCAGCTCTCAGAGTTAAAATGGCTGACAATAAGGCCATTGCTGACTCATTCAAGGTAGAAGAAGGAACAGTTGTTGTTTCTTCAGAACAAAAAACAGCATTCGACAAGAACATGCGTGACATTAAGGAAATTAAATCACTCCTTTCTGACTTGCAGACAATGGGTGACGTTGACAGCTGGTCTTCGCAGCCAGCATCAGAGTCGGTCGCATCAAGCTATTCAGCTGCAGCATCAGAAATCAGCCAATTGACCTCAAGCGAGATCAAGAGCATCGGTCAGATGTTCCTTGACTCAGTAGAGTTCAAGGCACTTGCTGGTGGCCGTAACGGCGCAAACATGGCAGCTCCATGGATGGCAAACATCTCTTTGAGTGGCTACAATGTGAAGGATGTCTTCTCTGGCTTGCCTTCAACAACCGTAGCTGACAGCCGTCTCGGCTCTTTCGGTACGGTTCAGCGCGATCCGATGGTAACACCACCAACACGCACAAAGCGCGTTCGTGACTTGTTCCCTGTTCGGACTACAACAGCAGCAGTTATTGAGTACTTCCGTCAAATCGGTTTTACGACGATTTCTGCTCCAGGCGTAACTGCAAGCACCTACTCAACCAACAACGCAGCGTCTACTGTCGCTGAAAGAGTTGGCGGAGTATTTGGGTTGAAGCCACAATCTTCATTCCAGTTCGTTGGTGAACAGGCCCCAATTAGAACACTCGCTCACTGGGAAGCAGCACACCGCAACGTTCTTGCCGATGAACCACAGCTTCGCTCAATCATCGACAACGAGCTTATGTACGGCTTGCGCCTCCTTGAGGACAATCAAATCCTCAACGGTGACGGACTGGGCGAAAACTTGCTCGGCGTGATGAACACCCCAGGAGTCCAGGAATACGCTTGGTCTGACGGTGTTGCTGGAGTTGCAAACGTTACGGCTGGTGACACCAAAGCTGACGCAATTCGCCGTGCGGCTACACTCTCCTTCTTGGCTTACTACGAGCCAAGCGGTATCGTTGTTCACCCAAATGATTGGGAAGACATCGAATTGACAAAAGACGTCAATGGCCAGTACCTCATCGCAGTTTCTGTTGCGATGGGTGGCGAGCCAAGAGTATGGAGAATGCCACTTGTTGATACTCCAGCAATGCAGGAAGGTATGGCTTTGGTCGGCGCGTTTGGCACCGGTGCTCAGCTTTATGACCGCGAGCAGGCATCTATCCGCATCAGTGAGCAGCACAGCGATTTCTTCATCCGCAACGCGATTGTTATTCTCGCCGAACAACGCCTCGCCCTTGCGGTAAAGCGTCCAGAAGCATTCGTCAAGGTTGAATTCGACGCCGCTCCTACTGCGTAATTAACAATACCCTTAATTAACGGACCCCCTGGGAGTAATTGCTTTGGCAGTGAAACCAGGGGGTTTCGCTTATACGGCTTGACCTGTGCCAGAATTGGATAATGGAAATGACAAATGAAAAAGATGAAGAACTATTTGATTCGCTTTTGCAGTTTTCAGAAAAACTTGACCAGGAAGAAGAATTTAATCAATTGATTGAGCAATCTTTTGTGGAGTTCAAGTCCTCTTCAATGATGCCTATTTATGATGAATATTGGGGATCTACTGTTGTCGGAGAAATAAAAATATCTGCTGATGAACTGAACTCCAAAGCGGCAAAAAGACGTCCAGTGCTTCGCGATCCGAAGGGGGGGCTTACCGCAGCGGGCAGGGCTTACTTCAAAAGAAAAGAAGGATCAAATCTGAAACCTGGTGTAATGGGGCCAGCGAACACTCCTGAAAAGATGCGTCGCAAAGGTTCTTTCTTAACAAGATTTTTTACAAATCCATCTGGGCCGATGAAAGATGACAAAGGGCGCTCTACTAGATTGGCTCTTTCTGCTGCAGCGTGGGGGGAGCCTGTTCCCCAGAACTCTTCCGACGCGGCAGCTCTTGCTGCCAAGGGACGACGCCTCCTTGAGCGATACGCAAACGCTAAGAAAAAAAAGAAGTCGTTATCAGAAGACGTTGTTGTAACTTCTCATTTATCAACAAAAGCATTAATAAATGTTGAGGTTCCTTCATATATGAAAGGCATGACGGGGAAGGGGATCGATTCGGTATACGATTCGGACTTGAATCAGATAACCGACAGCAGGAGAAGAAGGCTTGTATTGGAAGAACTTTCCAATAGTGTCATAGCAGCGAAGACTGGGTATGGATCATATGTTGGTGGATCCATTCGGGACGTTAAGCGCATGGGGCAAGCACATACTGATATGATGCGAATAAGAAAAAAGAAAAAAAATAAAAAATCAAAGATAGCAAAGGCCAAAAAAAATGTCAATAATGGTTAAAGAGCATCACGTAGAATATACCGAAGCTGGCTTGTTGGTAAAGCCAGTAGCCGGAAAGCTTGGAGCAGAAATCGAGGGAGTTAATTTAATTGACTTGATTGACCATAAAGATGCAGGAATTATTGAGACAATTTATAACCTGATGTTGCGTCATAAGGTTGTTTTTTTTAGAAAACAAAATCTTAATCCTGTACAGCATGAAGCTTTTGCAGCGCTCTTTGGAACACCAAGAAGCGCTCATCCACTTCTTCCTGGTAAAAAAGATTTTCCAAACATATTCGAAGTTGATTACACCATTCCGGGTGTGCAGTATCCAGAATATGAGAACAGTGATAAAACAAAGTTTCAGGAACGTGGCGTTGCCTGGCATACTGACATAACGTTTATTGAAAATCCGCCAAAATGTTCAATACTGAATGGCGTCATCATCCCCTACGCTGGCGGAGACACCATGTGGTGCGACCAAGAAGCGGCATTCAGATCTCTAAGCAAGAGAATGAAAGATGCACTACGAGGCACAATGGCTATTCACGATGCGTCTGAAGTTTCTGACATGGGCATGGGTAAAGGTGGAATGTCCAATACTGGAGCAAAGATAGAAGGAATTAACGGCAAAGAAGAAAACGGACTAGTCGACCACTGGGATTACCTGAAGCGTGCTGCGCAAGTTACCGCTCGTCATCCAGTTGTTATAGTCCATCCGGAAACTGGAGAAGAATCATTATTCATAAATCCGGGGTTCACAAGAAGAATTGTGGACTTTTCAAAACCTGAAAGCGACGCAATCCTTCAATTCCTTTTCAAACATACAACTCGCTACGAATTTACTGTCCGCCATCACTGGACTCAGGGAGACGTTATATTCTCTGACAATATATCGACACAGCACGCTGTAGTCGGAGATATTGGACATTCCCCACGTTTGGTTAACAGAGTTACACTAACTGGAGAAAAACTAATTCCGGCACAGGCCTCGTAATGAGTGCTCGCTTTTGGTACGGAGCTACCGTACTGAGGGTTGTAGACGGAGACACTGTCGATCTAATGATTGATCTTGGTTTCAATATTCACCACAAAATTAGAGTTCGCCTATATGGCGTCAACACGCCCGAGACAAGAACAAAAGACCTAGCCGAAAAGCAGATGGGTCTGAGCGCAAAGAAATTCACAGAAGACTGGATTTCCAAGCATAAATGGGTTTACGTGAATACAATCCCAGACAAAAATGACAAATACGGACGGGTTCTCGCAAGGATATTTTCCTCAGAAGACATTGATGATGTAAAAACTGCTTGCTTGAATTTGGATATCATAGAGTCAGGTTACGCTCGAGAGTACTTTGGGGTTGGAAACAAAACTTGGTCCGAGTTTAAATAATTCTAATTTTTCTCAACGAATGCACGCATTTCTTTTATACCACGCAAGAATGTTGAGTACTTAAACTTCATCGGAGCGCTTTCGTCTTTTGTTATTTTTATTTTGTTATTTATAAAATATTCAAACAACGCTTGAAGCTGTATCTTCGCCAAGGATGCTCCAATGCAGAAGTGGGGCCCGAAGCCAAGAGACAAATGCGCTGAACTATTACGCGCTGGGTTAAATAGTTCTGGATTCTCAAATACAGATTCGTCCATGTTTGCAGATGTCAAGAACAGCATCACCTGAGCTCCAGCAGGGATGATATTCTCACCAACCGCAACATCCGTTGTCGTTCTTCTAGCTGAACTAACTACAGGACTCAGGTATCGCAATACCTCATTGATGAATTTTTCCGGTCCTACATCTTTGTAGATTGTGGCTATGTCTGGATTTTCTACATAAAGATCGATAGCCCCAGAAAGTAGATATTTTGCTGTTTCGTTTCCACCGATGAGAATCGCCAACGAATTACCTCTAGCCTCTTCGTAGGTTATGCTCCCATTTTCTTTTGAAGCATTCAAGAGCAGAGATATTATTCCTTCTTTGTCGTCCCAATATCCCGTTTTCGACAGATCGTCAAAATAGTCAAACCAGTTTATTACAGCCTCAACCACTTCTTCTGTGACGTTTTCCCATCCATCGGCTCCCTCCACCATGGCTTCACCCCACTTCCTGAGTAGAGGAAAGTCAGAATCCCTTACGCCCAGCAAGGAACCGATAAAAGTTACGGGAAGTGTCTGAGCAATGGCATTTACGACCTCGACGCTGCCAGCTCCGATTATCCCTTTTACTGCTATGTCGATCACTGCGGTAACATATTCAGAATGCTTGCTAACCGCACTTGGAGTGAGCATTTTTTCAATAACTGAACGTTGCACTCTGTGCCCTGGGTCGTCTACGTCAACCATAAAAGGCTGTGCTATTGAGTTTGCCCTGCCCCCAAACGAACTGGTAAATATTTCAGGACTTCGCAATGCGAAATTTACGTCAGCGTGCCGAGACAATGCATAGGTATTTGTTTTTTTGTCGTACGGCAAAGTAGGACTTGCGCGCCACTGTGCGAACATGGCAAAAGGGTCACGATACAGTTCTTTGTTAAAAATGTCATTTTCCATAGCGCGCTGAGCAGGGGTCGAACCTACAACCTACGGATTAGAAGTCCGTTGCTCTATCCATTGAGCTACCAGCGCTAATGATTTTTATCTGACCATTAATTGCCAAGAAGATCACGTATTGAGATATGACTTCTAGCGTGCCTTTACTTTACAGGGCAAGCTCCAGTAGCGCAATCATCCACCATTATTTCTCCGTCAAATGCTGACTGGACAAGGGGAATGGACATGTCAACCCGCGCTGAAAGTTTTTCATAGGATTCTTTTGTAATTTCCTCGTAGGGAGGAAGGGAAAAATTATGATCGCTATGCAGCAGGAAAGAAACGGATTTAACGCTCTTGTCGTAGTTCTTTTCAAGCCATTCTTTGATTAACGGGAGCTCTTCCTTGCGGTAGTAAACAGTCACGGAAACTGCATTATCGGCCCACTCTGTTTGCATCTTCCTCACCCATTCGAGCTGCTCAACCGCTGTCATGTCAACTGCGAGAACAGAACCCTCTGGAGACCGGCAAGGGAACTCGACCACATAGCGAGTATGGTCTTCCCGTCCATCGATTCCGATATCCCAAATCACCTTGTATCCACGCTTGCGGCAGGCATCGACTAGAGGGTCACTGGAGCCAAAACGAACGCGACGGATATAATACGGAGCATAGGCCGGATGTATGCCGGGGGTTACCCCTGGAAGCAGAGAGAGCGTCCCAGAGGGCTGTACGGTCGTCATACGAACAGACTCCGGGAACCCGTTTTCGGCGGAATACTTCTTGTCTAGCTCTCTTAGGGCTACGTATCCAGCGGACAGCCAAGACAACTGTTCTGCTGTTGATTGAAGAATCCCTGTCACGCTTTGTCCAAGTCTTGCATTCTGACGGACAATTTGTGTTGTTTTTTCATACGGATACGGCAAACGAGTAATCTGCTTCTGCGTTAGATAAAGAAGACGGGATATCTCCTTGAATTGCTCTATGGATTCGATATTCGGCAGGAAAACAGTCGCCAAATTACATGATTCTCCATCAGCTAGACCTATCTCGGCGCATGGGTTGAAGCCCTCAATACTATTATCTACCCTGACTTCACCTAACCGCCCATAGCGACGTGCGAGCTTTCGGTTCACAAGGCCATATGGCTCCCCCGTACCGTCATAGCCCTTCCAGAGCTCCGAGGGGATCTCGTCCCACCCATCAGCATAGAGCGAGTTATTGCTATTTGCTCTCCATGCAGGGATCGAGCCCGACGCCCAGTTCTTTGCCCTAATGAACAAAGCATCATCCGGATCACCCATTGAGATTTGTGCTGATCTTCTTGATGAGCCCGAGACAACGATGCGCCCAATGATGTTACAGATGTCGAGGACATCAATAGAGCGTAATTTTTTTCCAGCTCTATTATCTAGGACTTTACATATATCCGCAATTCCGTCAATCAAAGCACCCGGACCAGACGCTGTGCCGCCAAATCCCTTAAGCGGAGCGCCGTATTCGCGCACCAGAATTGTCGAATATGTAAAAGATTTTCCTGTTTCAAAATAAGATTTTAAAACGCTGTGGAGGAGTCTCTTCCATCCACCTCGACTATCGGGAACAATTATGTCAGCGTCGTTTGATCGCTCGTGAGTGATTACTACTGCATTTTTCACTTTAGGCAAGTCGTGTATTTTTGAGCGCTCTACAGAAAAACCGACACCGCCACCCAGCATTAAATACTCAAACAAAAATTCAAAATCTTCCACTTTTTCGATATTAGTAAAATAACAGTTATTTAAAGAAGCTCCGCCAAACTTTTCAACCATTGGCGTTCCTAGCTGCCATAGCGCTCTTCCACTCATTGAGCAGCGAAGGTTGAACATGTGATCAAACAACCTTTCAGCCTCATCCTGCGTGTAGGGAACTCCGATAGCAATTGCTCCGTTTACAACGCGCTGGATCGTCTCTGGCCAGACTTCTGTTGTTCCATCATTTTTCTTGCGGCTGTATGTTCGCAAAAAAACTATTTCGCCCATTCCGTTAAATCCCCACGGAGATTTCTGTGTCAAGTAATCTTTTACAAAGCTATCTTCGATAAATGCCATTTTTTTTCCTAGCTAATATTGTTTTGATTTGGAACTGTTCAGTGTAGCCCAATATTGAATAGTGAAAAAGTCCAGCGAAATAAAAATTTTTAAATAAGCCCCAACTCCTTGGCCTTGATAAGCGGAATTACTTTTCCTTGCTTGTAAAGAAGTAGCCGCATAGTTACGCCTGGCGCAATTTCTCTTTGATCATAGATGTCTTCAGGGACAACGAACGTTTGAGTATCGTCCAATGTGGAATTTGTGTTGTACCCAAAAATGATGCCTGGGCCTACTTCGTCAGGCGGTGCGCAATCGCCGGTGGAGTGACCACAGACCGGGCAAGGGGCTCTATCGGCTCGCGATACTTTAACCCCGTCAAGAATTTCGTAATCTTCGCTTCCTCCGAAGCTAGGGCTTTCATAAAACGCGTTCATTTAATTATTGTACTTAATATAATTCTTGCAATAAGAAACCGCATTGTTCGACTTCTGCTCTTGCTTGCATTATTGTTTCTTCGTTTGAATCTTCCGACAATCGCTCCATCATAGAATTTGTGAGCATTAATGGGTACTTGTATTGTCTAAGGTTTTTGGCAGTTATTTCCGGATACACTAGAACGTCCTGCCACTCCACAACCCTCCCAATCTTCGTCACGTAAGGGGCGGCCACCATAGATACAGGGGAAATTATTCCAGACTCGTCAAGGGTGACGTGAATTACAGTAATGCACTCAAAAACAGGAAGTGACGTGTCGGCATAGGCAACTGCTAAATCGTAATTTTCCGTCGTTGGGTAGTCCAGGGAGCAATAGCCTTCACTCACCATCGTCAGGGAAGACACCCACCAATGTTTTCTAAGGATTTTACAGAGTATTGCACATCTTTCAAATCTGTCTGCCTGGGAGTACCTGGAAACATCTTCTTTCATCTGGGCGACGATCGTTAAGTCTTCTTCATTCCATCCCATAAAATGCGCTTTAAGGTCTTCCCCAATTCCTTGCTCCTTGATTGCCGTTTCTTTGGCAAGCTGCGCCGAGGCAAGGGCCAGCGCCATTTTGGCAAAATCGTTGACATACTCCTCCATGACTAAATACTAAACATGGATTTTAAAAAAAATCGTAAATAGTTTATGTGTTGCACGGGAGGCAAAATTTCGGCTATTGTTGTGGCATGACCGAAGATAAAAAAATAACAAAAAAAACAACTTCTAAAAAAAGTGCTCATAAAAAATCAAGTGCACAAACAAAGAAGAGCCAGCCAAGCAAGTCAACAGCTAGCAAAAAACCAGCCAAGCCCAAAGCCCCAAAGTTCATCGAAGAAGTTATCGATGACACAATCACCTCGGCAGCTTTAGCAATTGACAAAGAGAGCGAAAAACTTCATACAGAGATGGTCGAAGTTATTGATTCTGTCATTAACCGCGTCGAGTCGAATGTTGAAGAAATAGCTGGAGTGAATATTGAAGTAGTTGCCGTAAAAAGCTGGATTCGTAGATTCCTAAATAAAATTCGATTGACTAAATCGAAAAAAAAATAAAGACCTTAAATGACAACTGAACACAGGCGCGCCCCACGTCGCCGTGTTGTCAGCGTCGATCGCGTTGGTGCCTGGGGTAAATTTCAGTATCTACACACGCTTGACTGTGGACATACAGAAAGTAGAAAAAGAGCAGCCAGGACAGAGGAGATAACTTGTGTCTTGTGTTTGCGCACAGATGGGCGAGAAGAAGAATTAAGGGGTCTTTTTTCTCCTCAACCAACTCCTCTCTCCTCGTACGATGATGGACCAAGTCTTGTTGATGAAGAACTAAGAGTGGAAAAAATTCGTGCCACATTGGCCGCTAGGTTCAATGTCCCAATTGACGCAATCGGTCTTTCGGTTGAAGATGTTGCTGGATCTTTGGTTGTTAGAAATTGTGTTATATATTTATCTGCTGCAGATGTGACAAGAATCGTAACGCCAAGGTAGTATGCAAAATTAAATCCATAGGAGGGGAAATGAGACCAACACACGAACGGATCGATACACCCCCAACTGGAGGCGACTGCATCGGTAAAGATGTAAAAATGTGGTTTCCTCATGCGGAAAGAAGCAAGGGAAGAGATTTCTCTGTCCAGTATCGAAAAGCAAATGAGCAAACGAACTTAGCAAAAGCGATATGCAGTGACTGCAAGCAAATCGATCCGTGTTTAAATTATGCGCTGTATCATGAAATTTTTGGCATCTGGGGCGGAACCACGGAGCGTGAGCGCAAACTATTAAGAAAACGACACAATATTCTCATGGTTCAAAGAGAGCCATTTGATCCAGTGATTCCAAGATTGCGAGATGCGAGATGACGACCTCGCCTTCGACGCAAACTCTTAACTTTCTTAACAGATTGCAGGGTGTGAGAAAAACTTCAGGGGGATGGCAGGCATGCTGCCCTTGTAGAGACGACGACGACAACCCGTCGCTGTCCGTGGGGCAAGGGGATGATGGTAGAACACTCATAAAGTGCCACCGGGGGCTTTCCTGCGACGTCGAAAAGATATGTACTTCAGTGGGGATCAAGGTATCCGATCTGATGCCTCAATCTGACCCGCCAAGCGTTCTTGATATTTCTCGTTTTAGTGGGGAAAAGCCACCCATCATTCCAAGGCAACAAAAAGCCGTGAAAGCGGCTCCTAAAACAAAGTTCGTTGAGTCTTACGACTATACGGATGAAGACGGCAATTTACTCTTTCAGAAAATACGACTGGTCGACGATGCTGGACGGAAAACTTTTAGACAAAGGAAACCAGACGGTAACGGAGGTTGGATTTATAGCGCTTCGGATATCCCAAAAGTTCTTTATAACTTGCCAGAAGTTGTTCGCGCTAAAAATAATGACGAAACAATATGGGTAGTCGAAGGAGAAAAAGACGCAAATACCCTCATTTCGCTAGGCCAAGTTGCAACGACAATGCCTAATGGTGCTGGAAGCTGGCTTGATCTTCATACAGAAACCCTCAGTGGAGCTAAAACAGTAGAAATAATTGCTGACCACGACGACGTTGGGATACAGCATGCGGTTGATGTTTGTCGTAGGTTGCGAGCAGCTGGGTGTGAAGCTCAAGTTTGGATTTCTCCCACTCATAAAGACATTACAGATCACATTGAAGCGGGGAAAGGAATAGACGAGTTGGAACCCGTCGAAGACGAAGGCGTCTTCGTCGACCACACAGCCCTGTCCAATGAAAATCAAGATTCTGCTGTTTTGAATGAATCAGAAGAGCCTGAACACGAAATATCGTTTGAAGATGAAGCCATCGAAAAGCTTCAGGATCTTTTATCTAGGGAAGATTTAAGTTCAAAACTCAAGTTGGCTAAATCAAGTTTGATCATCTCGTCTTCGGGATCGGGTCCAGTTCTTGACGCAGGTCGATTAATCCAGTGGAATGATCTTCTTGCCGAAGCAGATCGAGACACGTACGAATGGGTCATTCCGCATATCATCGAGCGTGGGGAACGCGTAATAGTGGTTGCAGCGGAGGGCGTCGGCAAGACAATGTTAGCCAGGCAGGTAGCCATACTCGGAGGGGCAGGAATACATCCATTCTCTTACCAGCCGATGCGCCCAATAAGAACTTTGACTATTGACTTGGAAAATCCAGACACAATTATTAGAAGAACAAGTAGAAAGATCGCCAACGTAGCGATGACTCGGTCTGGCAGCAAAAGACTTGATTCATATCTTTATACAAAACCGTCCGGCATGGATCTGCTCAGAGGGGCAGACAGGGCCCTGCTCGAAAATGCACTAGAGGAAATACAGCCAGAATTGCTCCTTATTGGTCCACTTTACAAAGCTTTTGTCGACCCTGGTTCTCGGACTTCCGAGGCGGTGGCGATTGAGATGGCAAGGTATTTAGATCAGATTCGGGTGATTTATGGCTGTGCTCTTTGGATTGAGCATCATGCCCCTCTCGGCGCCTCTGGGAGCTCTCGCGATCTGCGCCCTTTTGGGTCTGCAGTCTGGTCTAGGTGGCCTGAATTTGGAATTTCACTTCAGCCTGATCCGATGTGTGTCGGTGAGTATGGTTACGATATTAAGCATTTTCGTGGTGCACGTGACGAACGTAATTGGCCGACTAAAATGAAACGTGGAGGGATGTTCCCCTTCGAAGTTACGGAGTGGGCCAAAATAAGCAATGAGTGACGATAAAGCTAAGCCAATAACTACAAAAGAATTCCTAAGCGAACGTGATCTTCGCATATTCAAGATGCGACAAGCTGGAACTTCTGTAACCGAGATAGCAAGAAGATTTGGTATGTCTGCCCCTAGCGTCTCTAGGTCCATTGAGCGACAGCTCCAAAAAATGAACAGAGAGGCAATTCTTGCCTACCCCGAGGTTCTCAGGCTGGAGCTTGAAAGGCTTGACAACCTGCAACAAGCAATTTGGCCGATGACACAGCATCGACGAGTGGTCATGGATGACGGGACAGAAGTTCAAGTCGAACCAGACATGAAAGCCATTCAGCAAGTCCTATCCATCATGGACAGAAGAAGTAAGCTAATGGGCATGGAGCAGACAAATGTAAATGTTCAGGTTGACAATAATAATCAACAAGTTAGAGCGACAATCGCTGGCCAGCCTGGTGTTATAAAGCCATCTACCGGGTTTGATCCAGAATCAGAGGCAAGAAAACTTCTAGAACTAATGGCAATAGCAGGAGTTTTGCCTGAAGGAACTGTAAAAGCCCTCATGGGAGAGAGCGAATCGGAAATAATTGATGCTGAGATTGTTGAAGATATCAACGAGACCGAGGAAGAGAATGAGTAGCGACGAAGAAAACAACATAGTTGCAGCCATGAACAAGGTTGCTGAAAACCTTGAACCGACGATTGCCCGAGGGAACCCAAACGAGAATGGCAATCCTTCCGACAAGCAGGTCCTAATACGAACAACGGATGCTGAACGCAATAGATGGAAAGAAGCGTCAACACATGAGCAGATATCGCTGTCAGCGTGGATAAGAAATGCGCTAAACGTAGAGGCTAAGCGTATTTTAGAATGTGATCACCCTATGAATATGACGCGTTTTTACCCTTGGGCAAAAATATGCACAAAGTGTGGCCAAAGGCTTTAGTTTCCGCATTTTAAGCCATCAACAAATGGTATTATTGCTCTAAATGTCAAGTGAAGAAAATGAATTTCTCATCCCCTTTGATGAATCACGCAAAGGCCGCGAACCAGACCTTGAGGAAAAAGCTCTTGGTCGACGTCTTGCTTCCTATGCTTCAAACAGGCTTTCCGGGATTCCTAGCCTTGGCCGTCGTCGCGGCGGGCGCAGCCAGGGAGACATAGACCTACCCACCGGAGGTAAGCCCGGCACAAGAAAGCCGACTGGCTCAAGAAGAGACCCAGACGGTGACGGCTGGGCTGACGAAGGAACAACAAAGCCAATATATGTTGGCACTGCATCCGAGGGTAAAAAACCAAAACAGAGCACTAGGGATTCGGAACTTTCCCCCAAAAAAACCAGACCATCGTCAGGAAGTCAGCTTTTTGGCGGTGAGGAATCTCCAGATAGGTCAACCACTTTTTCTTCTGGAGCAACATATCAAGAGCTTGTTGATTCCCGGCCCGAATTAACGCAAGAAAAATTACAGAAAATAGAAGAACTAAAAGAACTACTAAGAAGTGATTTGCTTGTTGAGCAAGATGAATTCACGACAATCAAAGACATTTTTGACGAAGACACGAAAGAACTGGCCGACTCACCGGAGCGGTTGGAAGCAAAAAAAAGAATACATGATTTGCTCGCGGAAATTTTTAATAGCGAAATAGAACTGGAAAAAGACATTGTAGTTACCGCCAAAAACGGTGAAAAAATAAATTTAGGAAAAACGGTTCGCATTTCTGTCCGGCCAGGTAATAAATATAAGGGCTGGGATATTGAGCTAGCGGACATAAATTTAAATGATATTAATGAACAGGCAGAAGAACAGCTATATACAACAATTTTTGATGAAGATTCCGAAAAACAAACATTTATGAATATAAAGCTTCGCATGAGGTTGGCTCCGTCAGAGGAAGCAATGGATCGGTTGGCGAAAGCCGGAGTGCCAGAAGAAATGCTCGAAAACGCTTATGCACTCCCAGAAGGAACTCCGGAACTTGACCGAATCCAGTTTGGTTCATCTTCCAGGACAATAATGTTTAATACTAGAGAAAAAGACTCTGGAATAACAGTTATCCACGATACTTTCTTTCTAAACGAGCCATCACAGGGTCTTGGCATAGGTAGCTTATTTAATGCAAGTAATGAAAAAATATATAATGCGATTGACGCAAAAAGAATATATACGGGCGGGTTGTCCGACAAAGAGGGAAATCGAATTGGGGCAACGCACTGGCCAAAAAATGGATTTACGTGGTCTGGAGAAAAAGCAAAACAAGATTTTCTTCGCGTAATTAAAGATGGACTTGACGACCAAACGCAAAATTGGTTTAGCGAAGAAGAGAGAAAACGGATATCTCTCCTAATAGAAGAAAGAAGAGTAGATGGTAATTCTGTGTTTGAAACAGATTCAAGCGCGGAAGAACTTCTTGCTTTTGAACAGGCAACTAGTTTGTTTCAGGAGAAAAACGTAACAATTGGGTACGAGCGCAGATTAAGTAACGACAGAGAGCTTGTTGGTGCGTTTTCCAGCGGTATGGAGCAACTGTCACCACTGAATCTTCACGACTATGGAGATATATTCGCTTCAAAAAAAGTTAAAAATAAAGATACTGAATATAGAATAATCGTCACGCAAAATGGAGATGTCGTATCCTATTTGGAGTCAGACATTGAAAAAGAACGCAATTCTCTTGCAAAAATATTTGACGAACAAGGCGAAAACCCTTTTAATAAAAAGAAATCACCAATTGGTCCAAATGATGTCGATGACCAGGACGTACTTCGGAGCCTTACGGGAAAAGGAACCGCACCAGTCATAGCAAGGATGTCAGTTTGGGCTCCAAATGATGGCCAGCTAGAAGTTTTGGAAATCCAGACAAGACGCGGTCACCGCAGGCGCGGTATTGCGGCAGAGATGTTCTACACGCAAAGAGAAGCTTTTCCAGAATTCAACCTTCAACACAGCAACGCACTTAGCGATGACGGTAGAGCATTCGCAGAGGCAACCCCTGCTAATCGACCATTAAATGGTTTGCTAAATACAATTTCTAACCTTCACGAGTTTTATAATTTAGATAAAAATACTTCAATAGACTTTGAAGATAGAGAAATTAGCTCCGTCGATGGTGGCTCGGACACCTTTTCTTCTGGTGCCAATTATGAAACAGAAGTCGAAAGACAAAAACTAGATGGTGAAAAACTTACCAACGCTTTCGACACAAGAGACATGATTGTCAACTTTGTTTTACCATCGATTCAATGGCGTTCTGGAAAATTATTTACTCCAGAAAACAAGAATATTGAGCAGCCAGAAAGATTTTCATACTTAGAATTTGCCGATGACGACAGCCTAAAAGACAACTTTTTGCAATCACTGAATAAATTATTTAACAATATTTCTATTCCTCTAAGAAATAATGTTGTAGTAGAAAGCTCTAGTGGAGAGAGGTTCAATCTTGGATCAGAATTGTTGATCGATGTTTCTCGATCAAACATATTCGCACAAGAAGAATTGCCTTTATCATCTCAAGTAAGCAGCGTGGACTACGGAGCGAGCGTTGTTGCATCGGGAGAATCTTTGCCCGTTTATGTTGATGTAAAATTAAGTTTTCCTCAAGAAAATGTAGCTGGAACAAATGTTCAAGAATTGTCAGACGTTGGTACGGCTAGCTTTAAATTATCAATTACAAATACCGGTCTCTCGGTTGATTTAAACCAAATTTTCGTAAAGCCTGAGCTTAGGAATTCAGGGATTAGCACTTCTTTCATGGCTTACTCTGAAAATATATGGAAAGCTCTAGAAGTTGATTCAATAAGTCTCACCGGCAGATCCGACATAGTGAAGGACTCTCCATTTGGAGATGCCTATTCCTCAAACGGAGCAACCTATTGGGGCATGAACGGTTTTGAGTGGAATGGGGCCGCCTCTAGATCAAAAATGGTCGGGGCGCTGCATAGGCAGCTTTTGGCAGAAAACAACGACACCGCAACAAAAAAATATTTTACAAAAACAGAAAGAGAACAACTCCTAAGCGGTTACTACACTGAAAACGGAATGACTTATTCATCCTTTAAGAATCCTGAAGAGATGCTGTCAAAAGCAAATAAAGAATCTTTATCTACTTTCTTTTCGGAATTGAATAACGGAAATGGCATAGAAGTTGGCTATCGCAGAGTAATAGATAAGGAGCGATATCAAAAAAATCAAGATCTCCGCTTAAAGCTATTGCTTGATCGGCTCCCTGCGTCAGTAGTCGACGAATGGTCTACAAGCGAAATGAACTCACGGAACGCTGCAACTAAAAACAAACTTCCGCTAGCATCGGGGGAAATAAGCCCAATAAAATTTCTTTCATCAGCAGTTAAGGATCACGATAATAAATTTTCCTCAGGCCAGAAAGTAACGATAGAAATTGAGCGGCTAGGAAAAGATAAACCGTTTGATGACCCGGTCGGATTCAATGTTGGGGGCAAAAGGTTTACTTTGTCTCATGGCGGTGACTCCCCCGGTCGTGATCAGTACAACGGATACTTAGCTGCTTTCGATGAAAGTGGGAAGCTAGCAGGATACATTGATTACAATTCCGAAAGTATCGACAGTACTGCTGTTGTGGCGATGATAGAAGTAGGCGAAGATTTTAAAAGGATGGGGATTGGGTCGGCCCTCCTTGACGCATTACGCATCAGTATGCCAACTTATGAGATTTCAGCGGGAGCGACAACAGACGATGGCGACAAATGGTGGAAGGCCGCAACTGGAGGGACTGGTCCCGTAAAGGGGCCTCGTCGCTCGGCGTTAATTAATGTGACTGATAGGCGTTTCGATAGCAAACTTGGGTCTGACAGATTTTCAAGCGGTACTTCCGATGTTCCATTTAGTAAGGACGAAGACTACAGAGGTTTCCACCAGGCTCCCGATAGGAACAGTGGCGCTCCGATGCACAATATTGCTGACGGAATGTATCCAGAAGAAGTCTATGGGCCAAACGGTGCTGCCCTCTACGCCAGTACCGACCCGTTGGCTCCAGAAGCACTTAGAATTATAAAGCAAATCAAGGGCAAGCCTGAAGCGCTAGTTACGGTCTATCGTGCTGTTCCTTTACTCCCCAATGAGAGAATAAAAGAACTAGAAACACAGAAATCACATATTTTACAATATGGCCGAGTTCCAAAGTATGTTTCTGCAGATATATCAGACATAAACGAATACTATGACGAAATTAGTCGAGAAATAGAAATGCTTAGGAATGCAAAGCACATTGACAAAAATCTAAAAATAAACGCTGGCGACTGGGTTAGCCCATTGCGGTCATACGCAAAACTTCACGGAGACTCCAATCTGGGAGGAAAAGGAAAATACAGAATAGTAAGTCAGCGAGTAAAAGCAAAGCACCTTTTCACTGAAGGAAATTCTCTTCTCGAATTTGGTTATGATCCAGACGATAACCCCCGACGCCTTAGCAGTGGTGAAGTAAAAATGCCGTCATTTCCCCGCGAACCAAGTTACGGACCGTTTATAGGTGAGGCTGACTTCATATTTGGTGAAGCAAAAACTTGGCGCGAGCTAAGAGAAATATTTAACAATAGAGACATAATTTTTATTGATTACGAAACTACAGGTATTGACTTTGACCGCTTCAGGGAACGTGCGAGCAATGGTAAGCCAGTAGAAATAGCTCTTGTGAAGATGAGAGGTGGAAAAGTTATAGACAAATTAAATTTGTTTATGAATCCGACCGAACCATTGAGAGAGTGGTCAAGGTTGAATCTTTACAGAACAGACGGAGAGCCGCTTACCGATGAGTGGCTTGCACAGCAGATGAGTATTCAGGACGCTCATCGCATGGTCGCTGAGTTCGCTGGCCCGGGCGCAATAATGGGCGTACAAAACGCAATATTTGACAAAAACGTCCTTGAGGATGCTCTCGCGGAGGCCGGGATTATGTGGCGTCCATCTGGATACATTGATTCTCTTGATATGGCTCAAATGGTTCTTCCAAAATATTCTGAAGAAAACAAAGATGGTCCATCAGTCATCCGCGGAGACACAAGAGTCGCATCTACTACACTAAGCGCTCTAGCCGAATATCTTGAAGTGCGCCTCGATAGGCATCATTCAGCGGAACAGGATGCAACTGCTGCCGGAATGGTCATGCACGCGATGATTAATCAGGCAGAAAGTCGCGGTTGGGATAACAGAATTCTAGACAGGGCCCAAAGAGAAGATTTCCTAGACGAGAGAACAAAGAATTTTCAAACTGCACGTGAAGAATTTGACGCAGCTAAGAGAAGATTTATAAATTTTGAAAGTGAAACTGCAAGGTTTTCCTCGGGGGACGATGACCGACCAATACTGGATGTCGGAATACCTCCTGCAAAACCAGATAGAGACAGGCCAATAATAAAGATTGATCCTCTCCTTAAGCCACTGCGTCGCGATGAGTTAGAGCAGCTCAAGAGGCATCAATCTATGGATTATAGATATGGGCAGATAACGGAGATGGGTGTTGAACTAAGAATATCAACTCCTGGTTTCTTGCAGGGGCTATCATCAAGTCAGATTGCAAACTTAATGGTGCCTTCTAGTGAAGATGAATACATGGAAATTATTTTTGATTTGTTTCCAATTCCTCCGAGCAATTGGGCTTCACCAGAAGAAATACGAACATTAATGAGAAAACTAATAATTGAATTGCTAAAATCGCGCAAGACAGAAATTGATTTTTCTCCGCAAAATGTAAATCTTTTGAGAAAAGCTGTTGAAGCTTCACTCGATGCGAGTCCTGAGCTTAAATGGCTAATGGAGACATTCGGGTCTCCCCCTATAGTAAAAAACATTCAGACAGATGATTCGCTTTCTGCAGCCTGGCTGGATCAACTTGTCCCAACTCTGAACATTGTTGCTGCGTGGGAAGCAATTGAAACCGGAAGAACATCTCAGGGAGAAATAGATCTTACCTCGGAATTCAGTATTGGCAGCACAACAGTGATGGATCGATCTATATCTGCTGTTTTTAAACACGAACTCGTTCATTACATACATATGCGGGCAATGATTGAGGCTGAGCTGGGAGGGGTTTTTGCTACTAACCCAGCCGCACTTCCTTACAGAGACCTAAAAGCGACGGGTCGTCAGTACATTCGAGACTACGGCACCGCTGAGGGAAGAGCGGCACGCTACCGAGGTCTACGTGTCGCGGAAGAATATTATAGTTTCGAACCATTAATAGATCAACAGAGTATTCAAAAGAGCACGCTAGCCAAAGACCCGAACGGAGCAGGATTTGACGAGCAATGGTTAAATCTTCCTTTTGCAAGCACGGCGCACAGTTACGGGAACACAAACCTGATAGAGGCATTGGCAGAAGGAGCAGTAGCGGTTCTCCATCCAGACCCAACCGCTCAAGAAAGATGGATTACAAAAAAACTACGAGATGATGCTCGTGCATTTCTTGGATTGCGGGACGGAGAGACGCCGTGGAAAGAAATAGAAGAGAGAGATAGGTTAATCAAAAGAACTTCTATTGGTACAAATTTAAGAAGCGCAGCCAGAGACCGCATCGACGTAGCTAGAAGTCAAATTAGAAAAGTCATAGATATGCGTTTGTCATCTGGTGCTGAACGTCAACGTCGGATTCCACAGAATACAAATCAAAGCTCCTCTTCAAAACTTAGGCTTGTTAATAATCCAAAGGGTCGTGATCGATCCGGGCCAGCTTCCTCTCTTGCAATGGAGATGCTTGGACCAAACAGAAGAGAGATACTCAAAAACGAAGATTTAAGATTTTCTTCAGGAGGCCCAGCTCAAGTATACCCAGCTGGAGCTTTTAATAAACAGACTCAAAAAACGTTATTGTCTAATGTTTATCAGGACAGAAATGGTAAAGATGTCCGCATGCGTGGAGAAGTTCACGCCATAGGGAACGATAAAATTTATTTTGGTCATATTCCTGAAAAAATAAAGAGCCAAATTACTGATAAAGAAATAAAGATTATTCCATTAAACCCGTACGTCATAAGTGGCCTTTCGCCAACTTCGGCAGAGGGGCGCGACACGGCCATCCGTTGGATAGCGGCAAGAGCTGCTCGTTACGAAAGTTCCGGGGACCAAGCATCAACATATGTAGACGCTTTACTTTATGCTGGAATGCGTGGAGACGCAGATTCGATGTTGGAGTTTGAAGATCTTGCGAAAAAGGGCGAGCTTCTAATAGAAGAACAAAGAAGAATACAAACAGAAGGACGTCTTTCTCCAGCGCAAATAAAGTATTTTCAAGCTACCGCAGATGAAAAAGGTATAGGAAATCTTTCAATAGATGATCTTTATGTCGTTCATGAAACAACATACGACATAGTAAAAGATGAAGCTGGAAACGTACTTCTTAGACCAGCCGGAGACTATGGTTATATCCCAACGGAAGATGGTGGTGTATATAAGCATCACAGACAAACCATTCACTTTACGTTGAATCACCTAGCCAGGGGACATTCATTCAGGGAAAGAAAATCTAAATCCAATATTATCGTAACTCCTTTAAGAAGTGTTATAGAGGATAATCCAGGAGCTCTTGAAAACTTGTTCGTTATTGATTCATGGTTTGTCCCAGAACCAGAAAAACCACTCGTATTACGTGGAGCAACAATACTTGAAAATAACGAGTCATCTGAAAATGTAGATGAAGAGTTGAGACAGTTGCTTTTATCTTTCGGTACTAACTCGTTTGATGGTGGAGAGACCGGAGGATCGAGCTCGAATGATCATCAGGACCTCAAGGTCGGACAAATCGCAACTGAATTAATGGTCACTGCCAGGGGACATTTCAACTCAAACTCCCATGACATAGAGAAAGTCACAGACGACGAAGACAAATTGAGGAATTTAATTGTCGACCCTATTAGTTGGGCAGTATTGTCGGACAATCATCGAGCAAGAATTGCAAATACATCCGACCGCTTTATAACCCATGACGAATACGAAGAAGGCAGCGCGGAAAGAAGAAATTTTGCAAGCGGATCGGATAGAAGAATAGATGAAATTACCGGCAGAACAGTGGGTGGGGTTTATCTTGGCCCACGGGATAGGATAGTTCTAAGAAGACCTTCAAAGAGGTCTGGGGTTTCAACTAGACAACGCAATTCATTTAGAGAACAACGCATGCGGCTCTCCTCTGGGGCAAACGATATCGACAGAATAGGAACTGTATCCAAAGATCCAGTGGCAGAAGTAAAAGGAAAGATATACGCAAGGCCTGACAGAAACGAAACGACAGATACACTTGTTCCAGTTCACGACATAAATGGAAAACAAATAGCATTCACAAGAGATTCAATTGATGCCCCAGGTGTGCTTCGACTCCCAGTGAACCCATATGTCATTTCCAATACCTCACCAAAGTCAAAGGAGGGGCGAGAATTCGCTCGTCTTTGGTTTATGGCCACAGTTGCGCAAGTAGATGAAGACCGTTCTCGGGAATCAAGAACATCAGCCTTACTGTATGCTGCGGCCCGTGGAGACAGGGATGCCTTAGCAGAACTTGAAAGACTGAGTGCCGTTGCTGAAAAAATATTCACAGACAGAAGAGAAAATTTCTTCAGTTCAAGCCCTAGGTATTCCCTTGGAGGAGTAAGACCGGAAGATAGAGACGATGCATGGTGGGTAAATAACTACCGCGCAGGCGATATCATGGTTACCACTGAAAAAGATCAATATGAGTCCAAAACTCGGATACTAAAATTTGATGACTTATTCCTGGTCCATGAAACTGTTCATAAGCCACAAATTGACAAAGATGGAAATTTAAGAATTTACCCAAATGGCGATTACGATGTAGTAAATCAAGATACTCAACAAGTCGTAATAAACCCATATACCGGGGAGCCACTAAGGACGAATAGGCACAGTGTCCATTTTTCATTAAATCACCTTGTTCAAGGTCATCTGTACAGGCCCAGCGCACAGGGAAAAAGTTATGCAATCGTAAGTCAGATGAAAAAAGTAAACGAGGATAATCCCGGGTCTCTAGAGAACCTGTATGTCGTCGACAGCTACTTAACGCCCCCACCCGAAGATGGAATTTTATTTTCAGCAGGCACCTATCGCGTAATCGAGCTACCAGCCGTAGCCGACTACTCTAAGGTTGAAAAACCTGAAGGTCTCCAATATGAGTGGACTCCAGAACAGCAACAAGTTTGGGAATCAGCTTTTGCCGAAACTATGAAAGAGCGACAAAGACTTGTAAACGAAGCTCTCGGGGAAGCAGGAGTACAAGCGACCGGTAACTCAAAATACGTAACGCCGATACTCCCCGGTGGGGAAGATGGATCAAAGGAAAATATAGATCTAAAAATGCGCGACATTGCTTTTGATCTAAGAGTTGATTCAAGACCGCACTCTGGAAGCACGCAATTAAAGTTAGAAAGTATAACGGCTTTCACATCTGACCCTAAAATAAAAGATATATTCAGAATCGGAGAAGACGATCGATTACAGCAAGATACGCTTCTTTACCTATTGAGCGAAAACGCAATTCTAAGAATTGCAAATAATGACAGATTTTCAACATCTAGAAACGATTATTCAACCCCAGTTGACGAGTCCGGTCAAACTGCTTTTTTTTCTGGTGGCGAGATATTGTCGAACATAAACGAAATTGTAGATCCCGACTCAGCCCGAAGCCAAATTAGATCTGCCGGAACTGGCCCGGAACGCATCTCTATTCCAGAAGCATGGTTCAAAGACGAATTCCCAATGAGTGTGATGATCGCAAGATTCCCAAATATGCATTTTAGAAAAGAGTCTGGATATGGCAATCAGTATAGATACGTGCCGACAAGCGGAGAGTTGGACAGTTCTTCAGATGCCCTTGACAAGCTGAACGACAGAAACAGGATGAGCAATTTCTTAATTCGCTCACACTGGCATCCTGGCATTGTACCGAGTGATACCGAATTGGGAGATACTCTCAATTTGTGGCGCAGTAGCTTTGCTGAAAGTAGGAAGATTAGTCGACATCTAGCTGGTGAGGTCGAAAATCTAGAGAATGTACCCGAAGACGCCGCCCTTTATCGAGCTGCTGAGATAATCAGGAATGGTCTTGAGTCTGCCCCTCCTATCGGCCACAGGACATACAGGGTGGCAAGACTGACTCCCGATGTTGGGTCAGTAGTAAATATTGGAGAAGAACTGAATTTTAGAGCAGCAGCTGTTGCTTCCGGGATAAATGACGCCATCAAATATGAGTACGATGAATTGTCAGCTATTCGTTCAATTCCTGAAAAGTTTATATTTGAATTCCCCGATGATACAAGAGGAATTTTTTTCGACGAGCAAGGATTGTCAGCAAGAGGCAAGCCAAGCGCCGAAGGTGGAAATTACGGGATTGTGGAAGGCATTGTTTCAGGGAAGTTCAAGGTATCAGGGATTGAAAAACGACAAATAAAAAATCCATACAGCAAAAGAATGATGGATCGAGATGTCGTAGTCCTCGAAAAAATAAGCGACAGTTTCTCTTCAGGGGAAGAGGCTAAGAAATCAAAATACATGGTCGAAGACGATAATGGGCAGATTTTCTTCAAGCCAGGAGCATCTCCTAAGCTAAAAGCACAAAAAACAAATAATGGGCAAGTTACTGCTTCGACTTGGGACATAAACTCAGACTTGCTAGACGACATCCATAAAATTACAAGACAACAAGACATGGATATGGCAGTTAGTCCAGCGTCTCGAGCAAAATCTTTTATAGCTAAAAACATTTCTCGACAAATGAACGTTTCATTGCGTGAAATTGTGGACGCTTTTGTTGAAAAAGGAAGAGCTAAGCCAGTAATTCAAAACTTTCTTTCTGATGATCCAAGAGATTTTGATAGACTCCCCTTCATCACGGACGGTGACTCTTTTCAGAGAGTAGTTGAGATACTGGTTGACGTAGAAGATGGCGGAACAGGCAAATTCTTGTTGAATATCACCGATGGACAAATATTTAATGAGAAAACAAGAGTAGACGAAGTAACAGATCTGACCCTAGAAAAAAGAAAAGAGCTGCATGAAATATTTGTTCAGCCAATTATAGATATGGGCGAAGACGAATACAGAAACAGGGTAGACGAAGAGATCTACAGTGTTGTGTCTAAACTAGAAACAATAAACTACTGGGAAAATAAAAAGTTTTATTTTGACTTTCAAACGGAAGCAATGACAAAAATTTATTCTACAATTTCTGGCAATCCTGAAGAAGTTGACGTTAAGTTAATGGATTCGATTGTAGAAAACTACGAAAAATTTCCTAAGTTTTTTGAGCAGCTTAGTTCACTCATGTACAATACAAACTTCACAAGTGCGTTAAATTTAGGTTTTTACCAATACGTGAAAACCGGAAAAATCAAAGCTGATCAATTCTGGGAAGCATTCGTCGATGGGGAACTGCCGTTGAAGGGGACCCCGTTCCCGCTTTCTGAAAATAGGTATTATTTGTCGGGGTTTATTGACCAAGAAACTTTCATAAAGAGCTACTTCGGTCAAGACATTATTTCAAAAGATAGTTCTGATTTTGAAAATATACTAAAGGAACAAATTGTTTCCGAACTAATTCGTTCATGGTCAATATCAGCAAATGACGAAAACCCAGTGTCTTTAGCAATACAGCATGTAGCAAGGGGGATGTTCTCTCTGGATGAAGCGGTAGGATGGCAAGTAAAGCCTTCAGCAACCACGGCCGATCTTTTTCAATCTTCTGCTTTATCGTTAAGTAAGCCTGGATTTCTTCGTACCTTGGCAGAAGAAGACATCATCTCAAACGGATCACAAAAATATGATTCTGCGCCAGAGTTGACCCCTTCTCAAGCGCAAGTATTGCAAGAGTTTATTTCATCGATGTATCAGTCAACGCAGGAATACTATAAGTCAAAAGGCATCACACATGTCCCGGCTTATCGTGGATCACTTATGACAGTAGAACAATCCGGTTACGATTCTAGAAGAATAACGAAAATTCCAGAAACTAATGAACCACTCTTATTCGAGGCTTCGATTGAAAGTAGACCGATTTCATCTTGGTCCACTAACCGAAATACGGCTTTTGATTTTGCAGATTTACGCATGGCCGGAGTAGAAGAAGAAGTTCCACACATATATTTCACCTATATTCCCATAGAGGAAATTCTAGCCAACCCATTTACCGGCATGGGGTGCCTAAATGAGTCCGAGATCGTAACCCTCGGCAAAAAAAGAAAAGCAATTGTTACTCAGATACATGAACTTCCCAATGGGCCCTCTGCGCTATCAGACAAGTTTGCCGAAATTGAAAGAAAATTCATATCAGGAGACGTTGACTGGGGAACATACGACCTTCCAGAAGCAAGACTATCTAGCGGTAGCGATGAGTATTCAGGCAGTGGGAAACGAGAAAACACTGGGCGTAACCGATTTAAATCTGGTGAAATATACAGTCATATAAAGAATACAAATGCAAGAGTGATTGCTGGATTAGGTCTTGAAGAAGGTAAGAAATCAGTAGATGCTGATTTCAGAAAACCAACAAATTCTTTAGAGGTGGCAAAAAACGAAGGAAGACCACTTTCTTGGCTACTCAACGAGACAATAGACCCGGAGATAGGCGAATCCATGGGTGAACTAATCGATGAACTGTTGAATAATAAAGATTTTAAATTTTACTTCAAATACAATCAAATACACCCTTATGCCTCCGTTCGGACTCCAGATATAACTGGTGAAGTCAGGCGCCAGTTATTGATATCTAAAATTAAAATGCTTGAAATATTGCAAAGAAAGTATTCAGACTTGCGCGAATTTGAAGCTGACATCATTGCCAATGGACTACTCCAGCGTGCAACAACTATTGCAACGCGCACGCTATGGGCAGAAAGAGAAGCTAAAGAATTGGGAGTTACAGTATCGTCACTAATCGAAAAAATGATAAATCAGACTAGAAGACTTACAGATTATTACTTCCAGCTAACAGATTCTGATTTTGTTCCTAAAACATTCGGAACAATGCGCCGAGGTCCATTCAAAGAGGACAGAGTGGTCATTGCTCTTGACATGGACGCGCTAGAAGAAATTTTTGATGGCACTGGAGACGATCGAAGAATACTTTCTCAATTTGAAGCAGGAAGATCAAATGGTGCATACGACCCTGGCTACAGGGCTGCTCAAGAAGTATCGATGTTCGGCTATCATCCATCGATGGAGCCTCGCCTGCGTCCGATATACGGTTTCGCAACCTACGGAGGAATAGGTGAAGAGATGGAGGACATAGGCTTAGGGTATGGGCAGTTCCTTGTAGTTCTTAAGCCGAGCGTAAATTCTAGATCTACCGTTTCTGAGGTTGACTCACTTTCGACAATGGCATCTGCGTCATCATTCAATGCTCCAGGATTTGGAATGAGGGCAATGTCTGATCAGTACATAGACTTAGATGATGACATATTTGGTGGAGAAATTAAAACAGCAGTTGACTACATAGAGGCCCAAGTTCACCCAGGGAATGGTAAAAGCGGGGTTACAAAAGACGACATTGCTTACATCTTACTGCGCGATGATGATGAGATTTCCGCAGAACAACAGCTTGAAATGCAAGAGAAACTCGGGGTGCCAGTTCGTAGATTTGAAGAGGAAATATCATTGAGTGATCAAGATTACAATAGTGGAGTCGTCTACATTGACGAATCTAATTTTTTAGAGTAAAAACAAATAAAGGACGACAATGAATAATCTCCTAGTGGCCAAAAGAGGAAAAGATACTCTTTACTACGATAAAACAATCGATACAGTTTTTGGTAAGAAAAGATTTGGGCACATAATCTTTGGGAATGGAAAAAAAATTAGTGTAGATATGGACGATGTACTGATGCGCTCAAACTGGGACTTAATTGAACCAGATTGGCAAAACACGGTAAAAAACTAGAGTAAACTGATTGTAGATTTATATGATAAACATAGACAATAATCCACAAAATTCAGACTGGATCAAGTATCGGGGTCTTGACATTCCAGGAGACGTGACTTGGGACTCTCTGCAAAAAATTATGAATATTCCTAAAAATGGAAAATCCAGGCTTGAGTCAATTAAAAGGATACAACGAAATTACGTTTGGTACAAAGCTCTTCCTATATCCATCAGAAGCATTATGGATACGGAAGTTAAGCGACTTGAAAAAAAATCAAAGGATAACTAAAGTGCGTGAAACAACACAGACAGAGAATGCTCCAGCATGGGTAGATCAGTCAGCATCGGATTTTATAAATAATGCTCCGGATTTTATTGTCAAGTCTGCAAAAATGTCTTATACGAAACCAGAAGTGCGAGAAAGAATCAAGAAGCGCATTATGGCCGGGTCTAAAGGTGGGAAGCCTGGGCAGTGGTCAGCCAGAAAAGCTCAACTTGTAGCGATTGAGTACAGAAAAGCTGGTGGCGGGTACAGGGGTGGAGTTAAGAAAACTCAACGATCATTGAAAAAATGGACTCGAGAAAAATGGACGACAAGCGACGGGAAGCCAGCTATTCGCAAGGGCGGAACGAGAAGATATTTACCAGCAAAAGCCTGGAGCCGCCTTACTCCTGCTCAGCGTCGAGCAACAAATAGAAAAAAACTTCTCGGGAGTAGATCCGGAGCTCAATTCATAAAGAATACAAGAGCTGCAGAGTCGGCTTCAAGGAGTGTGAGGAAATAAAAGTGGGAAGCTATTTCGACGAAACAGACGAAGAATATATCGAACTTCTTGCAGAGTATGAGCGATACATTAAAACCTCCCCTGGAGCATATGAAGATTTCGATGATTGGCTAGAAATAGAGTACGGAAGATCAAAGTCAAAAACGCATAAAAAAAACGGTAAAAAAATAATTAAACAAAGGGACCAAATATAATGCCTATGCCAATGGACGACAGCAAGCCAATGGAAGATCAACTTGAAGATATTAATAAAATTCATGCAAAGCAACGTCGTGACTTCGAAAAACAACTTGATGCAATACTTGTCATGAATGAACTCATAGGGCAACTAGATGCAAAAATTGGCGAGACCCAAATAGGGACCCCGCCAATTAATGAATAGATTTAGATTGTTTTAGTTATTTGCGCGTACTCTTGCTGGACTTTTTTGGCGAAGCGCTCGCTTGCTGCCCTTTGTTCATAGCGGCCTCGATTTCTTTAACGCAAGCCAAGAATTCAACATCTGAAATATCTTGAAATTCTTCCCTGTGCCTATCCACTAGCACCAGAACGGCACGACGGCGAGATTCGGTTCTTGCGCGATTTTTTATTTCCGCAGCCGCCTTTTGTTCTGCGGTGTGTTTCGGCCTTCCCCTGCCCATTCCTTTTTCTTTGAGTTTACTGTACTCTGTCATTTTTTCTCCTTAGCATTTTAGTATTGAAGGTGTAAGTACAAGTGAATATTACCAACACAGATTTTAAAATAACAACCTTTCAAAAATATTTTTACACAATAAAAAACGCTCGTCATCTGACGATTCGGACAGACGACGAGCGTTTTAATATTTAAATTTTATTTATTACTAAAACGGATCACCGCTCGGTACTTCTTCTTCAGTCTTTATGAGAGAAGCAACCCCGGACATCGCTGGACGTTGACGACGTTGCGCCGATCCCTGCTGTGCTGACCGTGGTGAACCACCTTGTGGCGAACCACCTTCCCCAGCCTTTGCCGTACGCCGAGTAACGGTCTCTAGTGATTTTGTTGCGATGCCTATTTCTTCTGCGATAACCTCAACAACTGAGCGCTTATTGCCTTCTTTGTCGTCATAGGAACGCTGTTCCAAACGGCCGACAATTACGACTCCAATTCCTTTTTCCAAGGTTCTAGCAGAGTTGTCTGCAAGGTATCGCCACGCAACAACGTTAAAATAGCTAGGCTTCTCTTGCTTTTCCTGATTTTGGTCGTACCAGATGTGGTTTACTGCTACCGAGAAAGCCAGACGTGCCTGCCCAGAGCTTGTAAATGTGATTTCTGGGTCACTAGTCAAGTTCCCAATTAATGTTATTGGTGCTAAGTTCATTATTTCCATCTCCTTAAATGTTTACGTAGGAAGTAATCATACACACGATGTACTAGGATGTCAACCATGGACAAAACATCATCAGCAGATTTACGATTACTACTGTCAGACAAGATGACAGAAGCGATTACCTTTTTCAATGAATATGATAATCCCGATGCAAGAAGAGCCGTTGAGGATATAGTTGACGACATGATGGAGACAATGGGAATAGAATTTGATATCGAGCAAAGCTCTCCTGAGCGAATTGTGGCCTCTGTCAAACTCTACGATCCAACCGAATATTTTACTGGAATGGTGATTGACCCTGAAAAATAATTTTTACGAAATGGCTTAAAATAAGGAGAATGTTGTGATTTTTCACAAAAAAAGTTCTTCAAGTTGCCAAACGCTTGATATTTGATATAATTGATCAACCCCTTGGCGGGGGTTCTCACAATAAATAAATCAGCTTATTACTAAAAGCTTATTGTCATATCCGCCGACGTTAGGAAAAACATTGAAACAAACCACAGTATGGGCCACCGCATTATCCGCACTAGTACTTGGAGTTGCCACGCCGAGCGTTTCGGCAACAACTCAAAGCGGGAAGGCGGTGATGAGCGTACCAGCGCTCACACCATCCAGTGATGTTTCCTTTAAAGCTAAACCAGCTTCCCCTGCGAGCCTCGAAACGCAAACAAGAGAAGCGAAAATACAGGCAGCGCTTAGGAAGACGTACAGGTTTGGCGAACGTAGCGAATCCGTAAGAAACCTTCAGATTCTGCTTTGGAACGTGAAAGTAGACGGGTACTACGGATCGAAGACACGAAATGCTCATATATATGCTTTGTCTACCCGTGACATGTCTATCAAGCATGTTCCAGCAGTTGTGTACAAAACATCAACGGGTCCACGTTTCCCTAGCGATAAGACTTTACGCTGCCCAAAATGGGAAGCAAAGTTCGAGGAATACGGACTCCCCGTGGAGGTGTTCTCGTACATTGCCTACAGAGAAAGTAAATGTAACCCAAAAGCAGTTAATGCTCGTTGGAACAGCAAAGGTCAACTGACCTACACGCTTAATAACAACGGAACATGGGACAGCGGATTAGTGCAAATAAACTCGTCATGGGTTAGAATTGTTCGTGAAGTCTGCAAAGTTGACACGGGTTCATTTCGTCGGGATCTTGAGGCTTTGCTTAAAGTTGACTGCAATCTAAAAGTTGCCAAATGGATTATGGAAAACAGCTCAGGAAGACTTAGGAACTGGTCCATATACGGCGGGAAATAATTACAGAAGATGATTTAGTAATCCTGTTGCAATACAACATTTCCATTGCTAAGATCAAGCTAATATTATCAAAATAAAAAAACAGACAAAAGAGGATTAAATGCAATCCATAACAACAGACATTTTTGACGAATTCATTAAATCATCCGAACTTCCAGTTTTGGTTGATTTTTGGGCTCCTTGGTGTGGCCCGTGTAAAATGATAAAACCGCTACTGGACGAATTGAGCGTTGATTTTTCTGGTATTTTAAAATTTGTCGAATTGAATGTTGACGAAAGCCCAGAACTGGCACAACGATATGACATTAGGTCAATCCCTGCACTTCTTCTCTTTAAGGATGGAGAGTTTTCCTCCAAGATAGATACAGCTGGCGGTTTCAACAAGAGAAAAATGTTTATAAAGATCGCCAACTCTCTCTCTATCCCAGTAGATGTCGAAGCAGATATGTCGGAGCTCATGTCTACTATTCAACGAATACGTGAGCTGTAGTCCATTAGGGCTAGTAGCTCAGTGGTAAGAGCCCCATTCTTATAAAATGGTGGTCGCGGGTTCAATTCCCGTCTAGCCCACTGCCAAGGTTCAGCGAACATCAAAAAGCGCACAAATAGTTATAAGTTAACGGAATAATGAATTGCTACAAAGGCTTGTTCGGATATAAGAACAATTCGTAAAGGAAAGAATGAATGCCTGAACTAGACATGGTTAAACTATTCTCTCAAAAACAAACAAATGCAGAGATTAAAATTTTTACCGTAGATAAACCAATTTTAATAAATTTAAGCGAAGGTCGAAACTTTAAAGGACAATGCTCATCGTGCAATAAAACATCCTTCAGATGGCCAGACTGGAGGCATGTTGAAATGTGGTACAAAAACCACAAATGCGTCAATGGTCTTCCTACAAGCAAGAATGGGAAAAGATGAACACCAGCAATGTAAAATCAAAAAAGAAAAACATTAACGTCAGTATCCCCAATGTCATTTCTTGGTATCGAGAATCCGAAAGCTGCTTACTGCACAATCATGCAGAACGAATACCATTGACTAGGCATGAAGAAAATACAATTATCCAAGACATAATAGAAAAGTATGACAAATGAAACATTGGAAACCATTTACCACAGGTGGAAAGTACACGTGCAACGAATGTCCACGTTCCATAGACAACTATCCAGACGTGCTTGCTCTTCAACTGAAGATACACGAACTAGAGCATGAGCTTGAATTAGCACGCCTGCCTACCTACTCCGACATGAGCAAATCAATGATGCGCTTCCCTCCTGGAACTCCAGCTGCTAATAAATTTATGGGTTCTACCGGGTCGGAGGAGGTAAATGATGAGTAAGAAAGAATCAGAGAGATTGGTTGTTTACCTTTCTGGAGAAAGCGCTCGAAAGATGGAACTAGCATCCCAAAACATGAAACTTGCTAAAAGTTCCGTTATTAGACAAGCACTTGAGTTGTTTTACAAAGAGTACAAAATTAAATAAATACGGGCTCTTAGCTCAGTTGGTCAGAGCAGGGGACTCATAATCCCTTGGTCGTGGGTTCAAGTCCCACAGAGCCCACTACCAGGAGGCAAAATGCAACCAATATATGAAAACAAAAAACTTGACGTTATTACACAGGCCCTTGTTCATAAAGGAATCTGCCTGAACAAAGGGATAGCTGAACATATCGTAGAAGAACTTAAACTCAATGGGTACAAGATAAAGAAAAAGAAAAAATGACACCACTTCAGTGGTCTTGGCTGCTGGCCGGGATGGGAGTACTGGGGATGTACTTTATTGGGAAAAAACGCTGGGAAGCATTTCTGTGGCTCATAGTCATGGAGTGTCTTTGGATTGTTTTTGCGTTGCAAACAAAAACTTACGGGTTTATAGTTGGTTCGATTTCCTATATTCTCGTTTACACAAGAAATGCACACATATGGAAGAAGGGGAAATGAGCAACCTAGAGGTACGGGATCTGATCTGGGAGAACTACTACAACCTCGGCACGACAGCAGTTCAAGCAATGGCCATAATCTGGGACGAGTACGCCAATGGCAAGCTGCTTGCATGGTTTGAAGAAGAGCAAGAACTCAAGGACAGTGAATTGATGGACATCCTTGTGGACCTAGCAATACTGGTTCGCGCAATGCCGGATCGACATGAAGCTGCGGCGCACATAGTGACCACAAAAAAGAACACGAGAAATGCCAATGGCTGAGTTTACTGGAAACTTTTTTAATGAAGTTATAGTACTTCGTTGCTGCAGAGATTGGCCTTGTCACATCAGTCACGCCTACGCATATTCCGGAAGATGTGGACTATGCAAGGAAATCCCTGTAGTCGTAGAAGAAATATTTCCCGAAGAAAAATATTTTAGAAACATTCCGCAAACTCAAGGCCTACCGTGACGATAAAAACAGTTCCAGTAATATCTCAAAACATACATACGGCGATCCTGGATGATATCAATAACGAACAAATTATTTTCGACCTTAACAATTACGGGATTAGCACAACAAAGGATCAAAAAACTATCGGCTGGACAAAAAATGGCTTTGTGCACTTCGACGACATCATCGTTCCGATTACTCCAGAAATCACAAAACTAGAGAATAGGGTTTTGGAAACGATCAAAGAGCTGACTGGAAAAGAATATAAAGTCGAAGACATATTGGCTGTAAATTTACTTAAAAATCAAAGCGTGATCTCTCACAGTCACTACTCAAATCTTCACACACACCCAGAAGAGTACTTTTCTATTGTTTACTACCCAGAAGCATCATTGGGCTCTGCTGAATTAATGTTTGCAACTGAATGGTGCGGCGTTATGCAGAGAACATTAACTATTGTTCCGTCAGTTGGGCTGCTGGTCATATTTAACTCGTACATGACGCACATGACTACTAGGCACAGAATAGATGAACCAAGAATATCTGTAAGTATGAACCTCGCCCCCATTGAACCAAATAAGACCCCAAACGCAGACTGGTCTATCTACTGGGACAGGCCGGTAATTGAGAACCCTAGAATGGTGTAGTATCCATCTATGGATATAAGAGAAATTCCCCTTATTCAGCAAAGTGTTTTTGAATCAACGATCACATCTATAGACAATTTTGCTTTAGTGAATGAACTGAATAAATTTTACTCAAACCCTGAAAACAGTCAAAATTTAGCTGACGTTCGGTTTCCGGAAGCTGGGCCAGAAACACTTAAATTAGAAAATGAGATTTCACTTAGAGTGAACACAGTTGCGCAAAAGCAGATGATCTGCAAGCAGTTCTGGATGCTCTCAATGAGCTCCGGTGGATCTGTTCCTCAGCACAACCACAAAAACAATTACCAGCTTCACCCAGAGGAGTACTATTCGGTCGCTTATTACCCATCCGCTCCTGAGGGCGGAGCCAATATTCACTTTTACGCTTCTTACTGCAACACTATGCAGAAAAGAATTGTGGTCAAGTCGAGCGTAGGGAAGCTAGTCATATTCAATTCCTATCTAGATCACTACACGGATCGCCATTGGAGTGATGACCCCAGAATATGCATTAGCGCAAATTACAAACCAGCAGAGCCAGACAAGACCGTTGTTTCCGACTGGTCCTCTTTTGCGCAGCCTGGGTATTTGAATAAGGCATTTTTGGGCACCAACATAAACAACGAGCGATAGATATGAATCAATCAAAAGTTAGACACCTTTTTATAATTACTTACCCTAGGACCGGGTCCACAACTTTGTTGAGAGTTGTCAATACGGCTAGTGACCATACGATCAGGGGCGAGTCAATCGGGATCATAAACAATTTCTACAGAATATTTCGCGACATAAGCAACCTCATCTCTGAGGTGCCAAAGCTAATGCCCGAAGTACCCGTAGGCAGTGATCTGAGCCCTATCCAGGGAATCGATCTAGTTAATCTGCCAAACATGGAAGACTCCATTGTTAATTTCTTCCACGACATCATCCTGCAGCCAGGGGAGGGCACGATCGTCTCTGGGTGGAAAGAGACGATGATTAACCCTGCGCGTGACGGTGCTGAATTCAGCACAGAAGTCCTGCTGTTCATGGCAAGAATATTTCCAGATTCTAAGTTCATATTCAATGTGAGGAACCCGCTAGACGTTTCACGTTCTTCTTTTTGGAAATATAGTGACGATTCTATAAATGAAATCGCACAATGTCGCGATTGGTTGCTAG